TCCCCTGCATCACTGCAAGGGTGCCCGCTACTACTAGATGCCACATACTTGCTCCTTATACACGGCGGGGATTGTAGAAGAACTGGCCGGTCCACTCAAGGCCCGTCACAGTCATGGGAAGCCAGTCCTTGGCCTCGATAGTCAGGTCGAACTCACGGACCTCGCGCCCAATGAACACAGGCACAGAGCCCGTACTCAGCGGCTGCTCGTCGAGCAGGTTGTTGCTTGCGCCCAGCACGCGGCCATTGAAGTCCAGAGCAACTTGGTTGTCGCCGTACTCCGTCTCGATGGTCGCCTTGATGCCCGTGGTCTCGCGGTAGGATATGTCCATGCGGGTCACGGTCAAGCGGCCCGCCACGATAGCCACGTCGTTTCTGTCGCGGATACGCGGGTTCGTCACGGTGAAGCCAGCAGGGAACTGGAAGCCAGTCCACAGCCCGTTGGTCCCGATGGTCGGGAACTCCGTCAGCATTTCCGTGACGCGGTCAAGCTCGCGCTCTCCCTGCAGGTACGAGTACACCGTGCTGTCGTAGGCGCTTGCTGCGTTCGGCGTGTCACCGTGCAGCGCCCGAGTGGGCGCACCAGACATCACCGCCGTGTAGGGCCGCAGGCTGTCGAGGAACGGGGTCGATGCCCGATTGCTCAGCAGCGAGAGCCTGTCCACCACGAGGTACGTGCGCAGCGTGCCGCTTGCGTCAGTCGCCGTGCGGGACCAGAACAGCAGCACCTGTCCTTGGAAGTAGGACATGCCCAGCAAGTCGCCGCATTCCGGTGCAAACGTCCACTTGCTCCACGCATCTTGGATGCGCTGCCTCCCACCTTGGATGTCAAGGTAGCGGAAGGTGTACACCGTGCGCGGGGCTTCCTCTGTCTGCACAAGCAGCATGCTCGGGCTCGTGGTCGCCAGCACGTTGCGGGGCCGTCCCGGCATGTACGTGTTAAGCTGGTTGCTTACGTCCGAACTGCGCGTCGTGTCGTCTAGGTCGCCTGTCTCCATTTGATACAGTCGGCTGTAGCCGTCGCTGTTCTGCAGGTAGAAGACGAGGTCACCCACCGCGACGGGCTCAGCGTCCGCTGCGTTGATGTGGGCGCTGGCCTGGATCACGCTGGTGGTCTTGGGCGTCACCGGCACGCGGCCATTGACGCTGTACTGCCGCTGGTCGCCGAACGTCAGCAAGCTCTTGTCGAGGATCACGCTGTGCCGGATGATGTCATCCTCGCCGCCCAGCGCGTACACCTCAGCGGGGTCGTCGTCCAGCACCGTCAGCACCGAGGTGCGGAAGAAGTTGAAGTAGTCCCCGATCTTGCTCATGCTGAGCACTGCGCCGCTGCCTACGACGAGGCGATCCTGCATCGTGCCAAGGAACGTGATCGTGCGCCCGATGAAGTACGGGGCCTTGTTGGTCTCTGCATCGCCCACGAGGCGCTCATTAAACGGCGGTACCGTGAGCCCCGTGCTTGCAGCCAGCAGGGCCGGGGTGGACGCAACGTGAAAGTTGCCGCCCTCGACCGTGCCCAGCATGAACCAGATGCCCGGGGTGAACGAGGTGGCCGTGCCCTCCTCCCACACCACTTGACCGTAGCCGGTAGCACCGGGCACGCGGGCGCGGGCCACGAGGTAGAACGCGGGGCTGTCATCAGCTGGCTGCACCTTCACGATCTTGCCGATCCGGTGCATGTTCGTGACTTGGTTGATGTCCGCGATCTGCTGATGTACAGCACGCACAAGGCTACCGTCGCCGTTGTCGGTGATGGTCAGGCCGGTGATCGTGGTGTTGTCGAACAAAAGGTGCGCGTCTTGTCGCGTCACGCCGGTCATGCCTGCTGCCACGAGGGCAAGGAGAAGCTGCTCCGCGATAGCGCTGGGCTGGATGGCCGCAGCCGAGGTGCCGATCCACTGCGTCACTGCCGTGTTGTAGGCGTTCGTGATGTCGTTGACCTTCTTCTGGTACTCGGGGTCCGAGGCCGCGATGCTGCTGGTATCGAGTGCGCCCGGGAAGCTGGACGAGGGCGTCATGTAGGTTGCCGTGATCGGCCCGCCTGCCGAGCGCTCAACCGTCACCGTGAACGTGCGGCTGTAGGCCCCGCCGCGAATCCAGATAGCAGCGAAGCGCGAGTTGCTGGTGGGGTTGTAGAGGTCAACCGGGGTGCCCTGTGCCGCGTGTGTACGGCTTGCCATGAGCACGTAGCGACCAACCTGAGTTATAGCAGAGACGCCAGCGGCAAGCATGCCTGCCACGGCTGTGTCGGCTCCGGGTGTGACCACGGGCACGTAGGTGCGGTCCGTGCGGTTGTAGCAGTACAGGCCCAGCAGGCTGCTGCCAGCGGGGCGTTCGCCCTTGCGGTACATCAGGGTGTACTGCTTGAGGCCCACGGTGAAGTCCCGCGTGCGCATCTGCCGATGGTCGGCCAGCGCGGCAGCGGCAGTACCTGCGAACAGCGGCTGCTCAAGCTCCATGACAGTACCGCGTCGGCGGGCAAGACCCGTCACCGGGTCGGACATCATGTTGATTTGCTCTGCGTGCTGCCCGTCCACACGCTGCTCGGGAATCTGTTGACTCACGCCACGGACGACTGAGGCAATCGAGCCGCTCACTTTAGCCATACGGGCTCCTTATCTGCGCCACCTCGTGCCGAAGTGTGCGCGGTTGTATTTCGAGAAGAGGGCCCACTTCAAGGGGCCGGGGCGGCGCAGCATGTTGGCCTGCACTTGGCGCGTGTGCTCCGCTTGGAACTTGGCCTTAGTGTCGGTTGCCTGCTTGATAAGACGCCGGGTCTTGGCGTCATCGCCGTCTATGGTGTTCTGGAAACGAAGCAGCGCCTCAGCCGCAATGTGTGCGCGGGCAATGTTGGGCAGTTCGTCGAAGGGGTAGTACACACAAAGCCTAACCTTGAGCGGCTCCGTGAATACGAAGGTGTTGTTCTTGAGGTCGTACAACTTGCGGCCTCGCTGCGCCACTTGGTAGCGGGAGGACAGGGAGTCCACAGACACCGTGTTGTCGGGCAGCATGAGGAAGCCGGTATCGACTTGGGGGATAAGCTCGCGGTCCTCGGTGTTGAACCACCAGCGATCAGATTGGATTTCGCCGCTCGTCGTGTCCAGCACGTTGAGGGCCTTGGGGACCATCGGGTGGAAGGAGTCCAAGTCGTTGACTGGAGACTCACCCAGCAGACCCAGCATGTCATTGACTACGGACAGTCGTGAATACAGCATGGATGCTCCTTACGAAAAAAACCCCTAGCCGGGGAGGGCTAGGGGTATTGTGGCGCTAAGCCGGATTACGGGATGTAGATGGCACCCGCGTATTCGCCACGGTTCGGGCCGACCGCGAAGGCGAGCCACGAATCGACGAACCAGTGCTTGGAGATTTCGTCCCAGAAGACCTTGCTCTGCAGCGGGATGGTCTCGCCGGCCATGATGGCACGGGGGCTGAAGGCCAGAGCGCCCAGCTTGGTGAAGTCACCGTCGTAGGCGTTGCTGTTGCCAGCGTTGGACAGCAGGTGGCCGGTGATGTTCTTGCCGACGGGCAGGTTGTTCGAGGCGAACACCGGCACACCGTAGGTCTTGAGCACCCACGCGTCGTTCACCTTGTTGCCAGTGGCGGTGGTGTACTGCGTGTTGACCAGTTGCTCGGCCTGAATCAGGGTGTAGTACTGCGCGGGATCGACCACGATCATCACGTCGTCGTTGCGCGGGTCCACGTCCTTCTTCTCCATCTTGACCAAGAGGCGGGCCAGCGCAGCGTACAGCTTCGCGGGATCGTTCAGGTCGCCAGCGGCGGCCAGGGTCTCGAGGCTGCCACCGGAGTGACCAGCAGGCTTGCCGGCGCTACCACGGGAGTAGCGCGACTCGGTCAGCAGTGCGGCCTTGATGGCTTGGATGAAGAACGCCTCGTCCCAGAACTTGGAGATTTCCTTGCCCTGCTCGACAGCGACTTCGCGGCGCACGTCCATCTGGGTCTGGAACACGTCCAGAATCGGGAAGGTCTCGCGGGCCAGCACCGTGGTGTCGATGGTCACGCTGTTCTTCGAGAAGTCGGACTTGGTGCCGTTGGGCGTCTGGCCCGGGGTGATCTTCTGCAGCGTGGACTTGCCAACAGCGTGGTTCGTGAAGGTCGCAGTGCCCTGCACGTTGCGCACGGGGACCATGCCTTGCATGACGCTCCGGCGCTGGATCGTACCTTCCACCATGCCGGTGAATTCTTCGATGACCAGTGCCAGCCGGTCGGCAGCGGTCGAAGCGACGTTGTTGATGGCATTCGGGAATGTTACGTTAAAACTGTCGAGGGACACTGTGGCCTCCTATCAAATTGTAAGTTGAACTACCCGCCCCCGTAAGGACGGGCGGTTCGGATCAGACGGGTGTCTGTCTATATATGTGCCGGAATTACTTACCTAGCTTCTTACCGAGCAGGCGCTGGTTCTGCAGCGCAGCGTACTCAGGAGAACGGGTCACGTCACGGCCACCGCTCTTTGCGTACAGCGCAGCCACGCCCGCAGCGTACTCCTTCGCGCTGATGCCAGCGGAGGAGTTCGCGCTGCCGTTGCCCCGGTTGGAGTCAGCGGCGCTCGGCGGGTGGATCGTGCTGCTGTTGGACTTGAGGTAGGCATTGGTCACGTACGCAATCGCAGCCTTGGCAGCAACGCCGCCCTTCTGGATTTCGCTGTTGAACCATGCCTTTTCGTCAGGGTCGGCAGCGGCCTTGGCCCACGTCTGAACGGTTGCCCAATCGGTGCCGGCCTCTTTGGTGACGGCGGTAGCGATGTTGGCAACCTCCGCAGCCTTGGCCTTGCCAGCCTCGGCAGCGTCAGTCAGCGCCTTCTGCGCGAGGTTGACGTGCTGCTCCCAGCCGGTCGCCTTGTCGCCCTTGGTGGCAAGCACTGCGGACAGCAGGGAGAAGTCGCCGCGCAGAGCGGCTTGCGCCTCAGGGGACTCCGGGCCGATGCCTTGCTTGCCGAAGAAGCTGAGGGCGATGTCCAGCGATACGCTCCCGGTGGGGGCATACGAGAACGTGCCATCGGCCTGCGGCTCGGCAGCGGGCGGAGTGGCCTCTACGGGCTCAGCGGCAGCGGGTGCAGCCGCAGTGGGGGCTTGCGGTGCGGCCACGGGGACTGCGGCTGCGTTGTCGGTGGAGGGGGCAGCGTCGGGCGCTGCGGTGGTTGCATCGGACATTGGTTTCCTTACTGTTGAGTTGCTTGGGCCACGGCGATCTGGCCGCCTGCCTCAGTTGCGACTTGGTCTTGCATCTGCTGTTGCTGCGCTGCGTCGTCTTGGGCACGCTCGTCTGCGTTCTTGACGTACTGCTTCGGATCGAGGTTGCGGCCTACGGCCAGCGTTGCCACGATGTTGTCCAGCTTAACGACTCGTTGCACAGGCTCGGGCAAGGTGCCGATCATGGCGATGTCGCTAACGAACAGGCGTACGTTTTCAAGGTCCGCGTTGCGGCTGAGGGCGTCGAGACCCGTCACGATGGTCAGTTCGACCTTCGTCCCTGACACCGAGAAGTCCACGCGCTCCAGCAGCCAGCGGCCCAGCGGGCGTTGCAGGTCAACGGCAATGCGGGAGTACGTGCCACCGAGGCTCGTCTCCAGTTCCACTGCCTGCTGTCGGATTTCCTCGGCAGTAACGCGCTCAGCGTCACGGGTAACTGCGCTGTTGAGCAGGAACGCTTGACCGAGGCGGCGGATGTACCGCTCAGCGGAAGCGCTCACAACTTGCAGGTCTCCGGGCTTGCTGTTGGCAACAAGCTGGATGTCGCCTTCCACACCCGGCAGGGCAGCGCCGTTGTCGGACTGCTCGAAGTCCTCGGCCTTGGTGAAGCCAGCGGGATTGACCAGCCAGCGGAACTCGGATGCGAGGATCGCGCCTGTAACCTCAGCTTCGCTCAGCATGCTGAGCGCGTTGAAGTCGCCGCTGTAGTCCTCGACGAGGCCGGAGCCGTAGTCGTTGCTGTCTTCGAGGCCCCAAGTGAGCACTCGGTACGGCAGCGTGTCCGCTGTGTACTTACCGTCCCACTTGCTGGGCAGCTTTTGCTTGTCCACCCACTGACAGGTGCGGTACGTGCCGTCGGGCTGACGCTCGATCTGGATGAAGTACTGCACGGACGTGTCCGGGCGGTAACGCCCAGCGCCCTTCTGCTGCGTGAACCACTCCTGCACTTCCGAGGCAAGCTCGTCGAACAGAAGCTCCTCGCGGATGATGCAGGTCTTGACCTCGCCGGTGCCGGTGCGGCGCACGACAAAGTTCTTGAGGCCGAACACGCGGACGCTTTCCTTGCTTGCCTTCTTGGGCGGCAGGTAGAGCACCACGTTGCCGAGCACGGCGAGGTTCGCCAGCACGTTGTACAACTTGGAGCGGATAGTTCCTTCGCGGTCCATATACCGGACTGCCCGTCGCTCACCAGAGGCAAGCGCGGCGTCGATGTCGCCATCTTCCAGTTGAAGGTTTGCTATCAGCGCCTGCCGCTCACGCTCATCCAACTCAAGGCGGATAAACGGGCGCGACGCCGAGAACAGGGCCAGCATCAGTTTGTTGACGATGTGGTTGGTGCCCTGTGCGCCGACAGACTGAAAGTCGTGCGATAGTTCCTCGCTCTCCTGCTTGTAGTTCTCAGGAGAGAATAGGCGCGGTATTGTCCATCCGGAGTACTTCTCCCACCGCGTCTCCAGAGTGGACCGCTTGCCTTTGAGGTGCTGCCACTCGCCTAATGCAGTGTTACGCTCCATGTGGACTCCTTAGATGCGGATGGAGGCCATCGGGTCGGACGCGGCTTGGAAGCGGGTGCGGCGACGTGTGACGTTCTCGCTGCCGTCCGTTGCGACGTTGACCGTGGCCTCGGCAGGCTTGCTTGCAGCCATAGCGGCAGAGGCCTGCTCCTGCACGCGGGCACGCTCGGCCATCTGCTGCTGTTGGGTGTTGGCCTGCTGGGCGAGTTCGTTGGACTGCTGGCGTGCCCTCTCGGCCATAGCCAGTTGTCGGCGAGCTTGCTCCTCGGCCTGACGCAGCGGCTTCTCGGAATCCGAAAGGCCGAAGGTGTCGGTAAAATTGTCGATCACGCTCATGTAATCTCCTTGTAGAGTAGTCGAGCTTCTTCTTGATAGCCCAACTGTTGGTACGCAGCACTCAGGGTTTCATCCCTGTCGCTGAAGGCAGTGCCGAATACCACCCCCACACACCCCAGCTCTCGGGCCATCGTCTCAGCCACCACGGTAACGTCGGCAAGAGTACCACCCGGCCCGAGCCGTAGCACGAGTTCCTCTACGAGGATCGGTGCGCCCTTCTGCCACGAGTACGCGACTCGGAACATGAAGAACATACCGCCTACGTGGTAACAGTGCGACCCGGAGGTGCCGGCCAGAGCGTCCCGAAGGTAGCGCTCAACCGGCTCGTGGTACGTCTGCCTGATGTGGGCCTTGTTGCAGCGCCTGAGCGCCAGCCGCTTCGCCCGGTAGAGCGCGGTCATTAACGGTTGGAGGTCGTCAGGTCCGGCTCGGCGGAGCGAAGTATCCATTGCGCAGGTGCCTCAAGGTTTCTTGGATGCCGATGATCCGACCAGCCTCGATGGGAGTTGTCGTTGCCGACACTGCGCAGCGTGAGAGCATTTCTTTCTCAAGCTGCTCGTAGATGGCAGGGTTCATCCGCACGAAAAGGTAGTCGGGTTGGGAAGGTTTTTGTGGGTGTGTCATGGTAATCGTCTTTATATGTACCGTATGCCTGCTATAGTTTCAGGACATATCAAGAGAAGAAGTACTGCGACCGCAATACTTCCGTCAGGTCCAGCGTGCCCTTGCTGGGAGGCGGTGGGCATTCCGGGTACAGGGTCACGAAGTCTTCGATGGGGTCGTGGTTGGTGTACATCCGCACGAACTCCTCCCGGATCAACTCGTAGAGCTTCTGGGCATCAGCAGCATGGGTGCCGTAATCGTCATGGATCATGGCCAGCGCATCTATGCCACACCTCGCGGCGGCAGCCGTAGTGAGGTGCAGGTGCCCAGCATCCATAGAGTGGACGAAGTTGGGAGCAAGTCCAGTAGCGTGCCTGCTGCCGTCAGCGTCCTCCTTCTCGGTAACTACCTTGATCTTGGTAGTACCGTGGATGCGAGTAGCGATCCGGTGCTCTTGAAGCTCGTAGTAGGACTGCGTAGCTACGAACCCAGAGGGAGTAACCCAAGTGATGACACCCTCGGTATCCTCACCCCGCTCCTTGATGATCGCCTTGGCGCAAGCCTTGAGCCAGTCCATAGCCTCCCGTGACTTCACCACAACCTTACCGATGGCAGGCCACACAGCTTCCATGAGCGTAGCAGCAGCTTCGTAGAACTCCTGCGGTGTGAAGGGCGAAGGCTCCTTGCGGAGGAAGTCGTCGATGACGTAGCGGATAGCACTCCGCTTGGTTACACCGTACGGTGTGGTCATCACTGAACGCTTCACCATACTCCGGCTGATGCCGAAGGCAAGCCACTTGGAGCGAAGCTCCGTGGGCTCCTGCCCCTGCAGGATCGCGGTTGCTGCCTCGGCCACCCTGCGGTAGATGTCTTCCATCACAGCGTTGTCCGTGAGGTTGGTAGCGCGGCCACCTACCTCGTCGCGCAGCATCGCGGAGAAGTTCTGCAGTCCGTTGCAGCTACCGTCCATGCTGATCGGGATACGGGACTCGAAGCCCTCCGGGTCGATCTGCCACTCGGCGTACTCGAAGCACCACGCTAGGAACTGCAGCGGGCTGTCGGCCTTCTGCCACTCGTTGTGGTTGATCGGGTCTGAGGCCATGTACATGATCTGCTGGTGCTTGTCCTTGTGCCACGCAGCCCGGTCGTCGAGGGTTGCCTTGTCGAAGCCCCACTTGTTGGCCCCGTGGATCAGGAACCACCGCACGGCCTCCGGCGTGCTTAAACGCTTTCCAAGCGCGAAATGCAGCAGGGCCTTCTGTAGGTCCGACCCCTGCGGATTAACGCCGTACGTGAGCGGATAGAGCCTCCCCCGGCTATCGGCGAAGTACACGAAGTGCAGGGCGGGGTAATCTCGGAACATCGTGGCCGCTCGGGTGGCGCTGTAGAACCTACCGTACTTGGCCCCGGCGATCTTGCGCTGGGTGTACCACTCGGCCATCGTGCGCTTCCACTTCTTGAACTCCGCCTGCTGCTCCTCGGTCAGGTCAGCCTTCTCGGTAGTCGCAAGGAACGCCGGGGGCGGCGGCTTGTCCTCGCCGTACGTGCTGATGACCTCGCCCACCGTGGTGGTCTTGGCGAGTTCGAGCACGGTGTCGAGCACCTTGCCGTTGACCGCCCACGCTGTGCGCTGCAGCGCGTTGACCGCAGCGAAGACCGTGGGCATGTCCGTGTGCATCAGCTTCTCGCGGGCCACGCTGGACGCCTTGACCATGAAGCGGTGCGTGCGGCGCATGTCCGCAGTGTGGAAGCCCCCGTCGAAGAACGTCGTCCAATCCCGGGGCGGCTCCACGCAGGGGCCGTACACCGGGCTGTTGATGGCGACGAAGTCCTTGATGTTGTTGATGGTCTCCATCACGTCGGGCACAAGGCGCACGCTCATGGTGTGCCGCTTGCCGGCGACCTTCTTGCCGTCAACCATAGGAGGCGCGTCGATGTCGATCATGCCGAGGCGGGCCAGCGAGTCCAGCAGGTACAGGCCCACCTGATCCCGACTGCCCGGACCCCACTCGTCGATGTTGACGCCGTGCTCCTTGGCCTGCATCTTGAACACGGTCATGCGGTGGCGCACGTTCTTGGACAGGCGGCGACCGAAGTCCGCCCGCAGCGTGTGGTACAGTTCGGGCGCAAGGTGCTCGATCTGTGCCAGCACAAGCTCGGAGTGAACCATGCGGCCCACCGTGGTAGCAAGGCTGCGGTGATGCGGTATGTCGTCCGACATGAGTTGCGTCAGCACCGTGCGCACAGCGAGGTACGCGACTGCGTACGGGTCAAGCGGGGACAGCAGCGCTACGTGCGCAGCGCGGCGTCCGATCTTCTTCTCGTCGAGGTCCGTGCCGATTGCCTCGGCCAGCGGGATCACGAAGTCCCGCAGGATGGTGGCAGCGTACGGCATGCGCTGCGCGTTGCCGCTGGCCTCAGCATCCGCCATGCGCTCCTGCATGCGGCGGATACCTCCAGCGTACATGCGCTCCTCGACTTCTTGCTGAGTCAGTAAGGTCATTCGTCGTCTGCTTTCACTTTGTCGTGTCGTTGTCCCTTGAGGCGCGGCTCGCGCAG